ATATAAAAGGCGTTATAGGTCCAGAAGGTGCTAACAATGCACAAAAGGCAACCAGCATGATACCTACAGTACTATTTGGTATCCCTGGTGCAAGTTTTGCTGCAGTGCTTATGAGTTTGTTTATGTATCTCAACTTTGAATTAGGCACTCCTGATATTGCACTTGATACAGAATTTTTTACCAGTATGACTTTTGGATTTTTAGGTGCAACAATTTTAGTTGCTTTTTTATGTATATTTTTGATAAAACCAATCAGTTATATCACAAGTGTACCATACAAATATTATTTTCCTGTACTACTGACACTAATAGTGTGGACTGCTATGCAGTACACCGGTGGATGGGAGGACTTAGCAATGTTAGCAATATTTTCTGCATTGGGATTTTTTTGCAAATATTACAAGTTCAGTAGACCTGCTCTGTTAATAGGATTTATATTATCAGACAAAATAGAAAAACTATCAATACAGATGTTAGCATTGTACGACGTTGATAGTCTAATCGCAAGACCAATATTTCTAATACTTGTATTATGTATATTGGGTATTTTTACATATAGTTTTATTAAGAAAGGTAAAATAGACTATGCTTAAAATTTTAACAACACTAGCCGTACTACTAGGATTTAGTACAACTGCTGTAGCAGATTACACATTCATTGTACCACAAAAGCCAGGTGGCGGTACAAGTGTTTGGGCACAGATTGTTGCCACTGAAATGGAAAAATATCTAGACGAAAAGATTGTCATCAAGCACATTAGAGGTGCAAGAGATATTCCAGGTTTCAATAAATTTCACAATGAACTACAAAATGATCCAAAAACCATAATGGTATCACATGGTGGTAATGGTGTTAGTTTCTTAAATGAAAAAGTAGATTACAACTATGCAGACTATGAAAGTGTAGGACTAATGAATCTAAACATCATTGTTGCTTCACGTAAAGATCACAACCCATACGGTGCAAATAAAACTGCATTTGCTGCAGGTAGTGGAATGATACCAGAAGGTATTGCAATGACTTTACTTAAATGTGGTTCAGCACTTAGTACAGAACAGTACATTGCGTGTTTCAAACGTAAGGTAAATTGGGTAAAAGGTATGTCAGGTGGCGAAAGACGTTTAGCATTTAAACGTGGTGAACTTGATGGTACAAGAGAAAACCCTGCTGCTTTTAAAAAACACGTACAGCCTACTATTGATAAAGGCATCGCAGGATTATGGTTTCATCATGGAATACTACAAGCAGATGGTACACATGCTGATGATCCAAACTATCCTGGATATCAGATGGAAAAACTATTCTATGCAGCAAATAGAACCCAACCAGAAGGTGATTTATATGCCGCTTATAAACTTGTAAAAAGTTTCCGTGATGGTATGCAAAAAGCACTTTGGGTAGGAAAAGGAAATCCAAACAAAGCAAAACTTATCGCAGCATTAAAACAAGTTGCTACAAATACTGAAAGTGTAAGTGCAGTAGAAAAGAAAGTTGGTAAGTATCAATGGCTTATTGGTGAAGCAGGTGATGCACATAGAGATACACTTATGAAACTGATTACACCTGAAGCATTAAGCACACTGGTGAAGTTTAACAACGAAGCATTTGGCATTAAAGCTGTGTATAAGGATACACTTGTTGCCCAAAAATAACAGTGGTATTATAGTTTACGTTAAATATGCGAGTGCAGTAATCATACTTGTTGCTATGGTACTGCATGTCGCAGGCGTAACTCCATGGAATAGCATACTACAGATGGTAGGTGCTAGTGGATGGATTTATGTTGGGTATAAATGGAATGAACGGGCAATTATTCTAAATTTCTTACCACAGTTTTTTATTATTGTGCCAATGTTAATTTGGATGTACATATGAAAATATTAATATTTGGATTACCAGGTTCGGGCAAAAGCACACTAGCTGAACCTTTTGCAAATCTAATCAATGGACATTGGGTAAATGCTGATCAAGTAAGACAACATTATGATGATTGGGATTTCAGTTTAGAAGGACGCCTACGTCAAGCACAACGAATGAGATACATATGTGATGGTATAGTACGTGCTGGAGGAACTGCAATAGCAGATTTCGTATGTCCAACAGAAAATGCACGTAGAGAATTTGATGCAGATTATACAGTGTGGATGGATACAATTAAAGAAGGCAGATTTGAAGATACAAATTCTATGTTTGAAAAGCCAAAAGACTACGACTATCATGTTGCCAAATGGTTCAATGACACACCATTGCAAATGATGGAAGTTGTACAGAATTATATGGAAAGAAGGAAAAAAATAATATGATTGATTGGAAAATTGATGATGGTGTAAACATAGAAATGATCAATGATTACGTTCGGAATCAATTTTATGAATCAATTATTTCTCAAAATGTAAAGAACAAAAAAGTTGTAGACATAGGTTTTGGCACTGGATTATTAAGTATTCTTTGTCTTAAACATGGTGCTTCAAATATTTTAGCATTTGAAAGCCATAATGAACGATACGAACTAGGTTTAGAAATTATCAATAAATGTGGTTTAGGCGACAAAATTCAACTGGTAAATGAAAGATACAACTGGCAAACAACCATTGATACTGATATCATTATAACAGAAACAGTTAACGGAGATCTATGGCAAGAAGGATTGTGGAATAGTCTACCTCGAACAAATGATGTCCTGTTTCTTCCTGGTGAGTATTTTACAGAACTATATGTAAAGCAAGTGCCAAGGTCATTTGCAGAAATGTTAGATTCAGATATAAAGTCCAAGAGTATGTTCATGCCTGGTGTAGATTTGGATAAACAATTTTTAGCTTTACAAGAACTTTTGGTTTCAAATATTTGCGCAGCCCACAGAATTACATCTAAGACATTAATGGGAATTGATACAAATAACGGATTTACTAGTAATGCAGACGAGCTAATAAATGCAGCTAATTTCTATCAGAATACAGTTGTTAGAGGTTTCCAACTAAACATCTTAAACACTTTACAAACTATATTCTCAGTAAACAATATAGACTTGCCTGTTGAGTTTGTACAATTAAAACCTATTACAGTACAGTTTGATTCTAAGACTATCAGAGAAGTTATGACGATTGACGAAATTAGATCTGACTTAGGGCTTGAACCTTTAGAACAAGATGAAGATACAGTAGAGCAAGATGTTAAACTTTCAAAAGTAGGAATGATAGACGGAAAACCTGTATTTGATACTATAGAAGAAGCTGAAGCTCATGCTAAAACGTTAGGTTGTGAAGGGTATCACGAACACGATTTAGAAGGTCAAAAAGTTTACATGGCTTGTAAAGGGCATACTGAAGCAACAGAACTAGAATCTTTTATCGAAGAATTTGGAGAGGAAATTCCTGAAGGTTACGAAATAATTTCAGAAGAAGAAGCAGAAGAAGAAACTGAAGAATTTGACTTTGAAGCAGAATTACATTCTGAGTATTACGAATTTGCTAGTACAGGTGCAGCTTATCCAAACAGAAAATCTGGTCAAGACCAAAAGAGTAAACAAACTGAATATGTAGATGATATTTACAGAGTTCGTTACAGATATACAGGAAGTTTAAAAGGGGAAAGAGATTTTTGTAGAAAAATGACAAGTTCAAATAAAATATATCGTAAAGAAGATATTATTGCTATGGGTAGAAAAGCAGTAAACCCAGGTTGGGGTAAAGGTGGCGCAAATACTTACTCGATCTGGAAATGGAAAGGAGGCGCACTATGTAAACATAAATGGTTCAGAATCATACTAGTACAGAAAGGCAAACGACCAAAAAATTCAGACAAAATAATAACTTCAACTGAAGCAAAAAGCAGGGGTGTAAAGTTACCAAGAAACGCAAAAGAAGTTTCTGTAGCTCCTCACGATATGCCAAACCATGGCTTTGTGAACCCTGAGTTAATAGCTAAATATAAAAATGTAAGATAATGGCATACGTATTATTTATATCAGAAGCAAAGCTGAAAGACAGCACAGCAATCAACTTAAATGTTGACCCTGAAATCTTGTTACCTTATGTGTTACAAGCTCAGCGTATTTATATAGAAACAAAATTAGGAACTACACTTTACGAAAAATTAGAAAGTTTAATTACAGCGGGAACAATAGGTAATGTAGGAAATGAAGCATACAAGACTTTAGTTGATGAGTATATTGGCGACTGTTTACCTTCATGGGCGTTTCATATGTGCATACCTTATTTACGCTTTAAAACGGAAAACGGTAACATCTATTCAAAGACTTCAGAGACAGGAACAGCTTTAAGTACGGAAGAAGCTCAGCACCTTAGAGAAGAAGTAAGAAACAATGCTGAATACTTTACAGAAAGAATGATTAAGTATATTACTAACAATATTACTCTTTTTCCTGAATACAATACTAATAGTGGAGCTGATATTTCTCCTGACCAAAACGCTTACTATAATGGAATGAACCTTGAAAGACCAATGCGACAAGGGACTAAACTTACATTGAGAAACTTTTTAAACGCTTCTGATTACTCATAATGAAGAAACACTATAAACCGAAAACTAAAAATGTTACTAAGCTAAAGACTTACTTAGATAAAAAAACAAAACAAAATGACCGAAGTAAAAGACACTCTACAAGTAGGGTTAGCTAATACATCAGCAATAGCGTTCAGCATAACAGACTGTAACGAAATACTGACGCTAGTTTCCTTGACTCTAGCAATAAGTTTTACTGTATATAAATTTATCCAATTTGAAAAAAATAAATAAATGGCTCGTAAGGTTGTTACTAGCGCTTTTAAAAGCATTAAAAAGAAACGAAAGGGTGTACACTCCAAAAACGCAAGTAAAGGACAGAACGGCTTCAAAAAAGCATACAGAGGTCAAGGGCGTTAATCTTCTTTTAATTAGAGATACTTTTACAAAAGAAAGCACTATTGGTAAACTGTTTATCAATGGTGAAAGTTTCTGTGATACTTTAGAAAATCCTTATATTAATAACGAAAGAAATATAAGCTGTATTCCTGAAGGTCAATACAAAGTTAGATTAAGACTTCCAAGAGAATCAGCAACTAGGGATTACTTGCATTTGTTAGTTCAGGATGTGCCTAATAGAAGTTATATCTTATTTCATATAGGTAATACTGCTGCAGACACAAGCGGTTGTATTCTAGTAGGAAATGGTCGTGAACATGACGCTGTTAATAACTCACGATTAGCTATGGACTTAGTAATCAAAGAAATACTTAATTTAGGCGGTGAAAATATTAATTTAATAATCAAAAATAAATAGTTATGAAAAAGTTTTTAGAGAAGTACTTAATCGGTCAAATGATGAAGAGTAAGAAGTTTTGGTATGCTGTAAGTTCTGTAGTTGTACCTGCTTTAGTTACTTATTTAGGAGTTGACGAAACTACTGCAAAAGATTTGTACTACGCAATCTTAACACTAATTGTAGGACAGGGAATTGCAGACGTTGCTAAAAAGTAACAGATACAGACTAAAGCCACACGAAATAGTGGCACTAGAAAAAATGCGAGAAGCCGAGACTAGAAATGTTCTAGTTATCGGTGACTTGCATGAGCCGTTTTGCTTAGATGGCTACCTAACTTTTTGTATTGATCAGTATTACGCTTATAATTGCACAGAGGTAGTGTTTATAGGTGATGTAATAGATAATCATTACAGTTCTTATCACGAGGCTTCAGCTGATGGAA